TACAATTCAGTGTAATCCAAATCGGTATCAATGCGATGACTTGAGCTGATTAAAGAAATTTTGCAACTCGGAGTTGTTTTTGCTGTAACATGAACTTCTTTTTCGTTTGTATTAACAATATAAGTAGCCATTTTTTCACCTCCCATCTACTCAAGTTTGACAGGGTGTGATTCGTGCTGCTTGTCATGCAATACGAAAGTAACGGTATAAAAGTTTCAGTAATTAGAGGAAATATATCCCTCCTGTCGAATAAGTTGGCGGGAGGGATATAAATGGGTACTTTCGAAGTTGTAAACACAATTATAATGACGGTTGCAACTATTGGTATTTTTTACGCAAACAAAAAAAGTGCTGAAGCAACTAAAAAAAGCGCTGAAGCTGCCGAAGCAAGTGCTAGAGCAGCGCAATTAAGTGGGGATATAGCTAAGCTTATATATGAGGAAAAAGAAAAGCGGGATTCAATGATTAAACAACAACTAAGAAGAATAGTATTGATGAATGCTAAAAAAGTATTGGCTATACTTACACCCCAAACTACACAAACACACATTTCTTCTGAAGCGATTAGATATCTACCTGAAAATTGCGGAGTTGAAGCTATTCAGCAAGGGGAATATTTAGATAGCAACGACCTGGATATGATAGATAAAGCATGGGACAGCTTGGACAAATATATAGACAGTCATTTTAGGGATAGTGCTAAAAACATCATGAGCAAGTCAGTACTTAAAGAACAGGTCGAAAAAGATGCCCAAGAAACAATACGGTTATTTCAGGAGCTAATAAAGCGGCTAAGCTAGTCACTCTCCAGAGTGGCTTTTTCTTTTGTATGGCCGCCAGCGAAAAACAAATAAACACAAACCATATTTTTACATGTGATTACGCTGGCCTATAAATTTGATTCTATATGGCGGATATGGAGTAAAGTAATTATGCATATTTTATTCATTAAATTGTATTAAACATAATGTAAATTATCGGACTATAAAAAAGTAAGTTATATAAAACCATTGATATATCTAGCTTTTTCGTCTTATCGTTTTATTCAATATCCGAGGTTTATTATAAATTCATGAAAAACGAGTATGCATTCAAGAAAATAAGAGCGTTTGTTCTTGTTTTTTAGAATGTTTCACTCGTTTTACAAAATTTAGGGTGAATATAATTTTGTATAAAGTCGCTTAAATAGCGGCTTTTTCTTATGGTGGTGGTGATGATGTAGTGGCAAGAGCAAGGAGTCCGGACCGTGATAAGGCATTCGAAATGTGGCGAGACAGCGGCGGAAAAATGAAATTAAAAGACATTGCCGCGCAGTTGGGCGTATCAGATTCCAAGGTCCGTAAGTGGAAAGCGATGGACAAATGGGATGAGAAACTAAATGGAACGCTCCAAAATGCGAAAGGGAGCGCTCCACATGAGGAAAAGGAACGCTCCAATAAAAAGAAGCGTGGTGCGCCACCTGGTAACGAGAATGCGAAAGGCAATATTGGTGGCGGGGCTCCTATAGGAAATCAAAATGCAAAGGGGCACGGGGCACCACTCCGGAATGACAACGCGGTAACGCATGGTCTATTCCGCAAGTTCCTTCCTGACGATGACGATACGATAGAACTGATGGAAGCCATAAACGAACGTGGGCCACTGGAAATGCTATGGGATGCGATTGTCATTAAGCATACGAACATTATCCGCTCCCAGAAGATTCTCTTCATAGAAAATAAGGATGATGAAACTCGCGTAGTCAAAAAACAAAAAGGTTACTATGCGGAAGATGAAAAAAGCGGCGAACAAAAGTTTTATCCGGAAGAAATTGAATTTGAATACCAGCATGCTTGGGATAAGCAAGCGAGTGCTTTAAATGCTTATGCCCGAGCGATGTCTGAGCTTCGCGGACTCATTAAGGATTATCTGACCCTTAGTGGAGAAGACGACCACCGTCGCTTACAGTTGGCAAAAATGGAGCAAAGCATGGATGTTGAACAAGAAAAACTCAAACTGGCAAAAGAAAAGTTTGAACTTGAGAAAGCAAAAATAATTGGCAACAACAAGGATAAAGCTTCTACCATGTCACCAGAAGAAAGGAGAGCAAGAATCGATGCCCTTGAGCGAAAGCGAAGAAATTGAATACTTACGACTTCTTGAAGAGGAAGCGGAGTATATGGCCGGGCAACGCTTAGTCTCTTTTCTTGAATATGAAAGTGATGGTATGTGGAAGTCAGCTCGGCATCTGGAATACCTCTGTGAAAAGCTTGAAGCAGTAGAACGCGGAGAAATCCGCCGCTTAATGGTATTTATGCCACCACGACACGGGAAGTCGGAGGTAGTTTCCAAGAAATTCCCTTCCTATTTTCTTGGTCGAAATCCGGATAAGGAAGTTATTATCTCCTCTTATTCAGCAGATCTGGCATACGACTTCTCTCGTATTGCCCGAAACACATTGAAAGAGTGGGGGATGCGATTGTGGGGCGTCCAGGTAGCTAAAGACAGCGGAGCAGTCGGTCGATGGGGAATCGAAGGGACACGTGGAGGATTTACTGCAGCTGGTGTTGGCGGTCCAATTACTGGCCGTGGTGCACACGTAGCAATTATAGATGACCCGTTTAAAAACTGGCAGGATGCTGCGAGTAAAACTATACGGGAAACAGTGTGGGATTGGTACCGTTCTACATTACGTACGCGTCTTGCTCCTGGCGGCGCGATTATTCTCGTTATGACACGCTGGCATGAGGATGATTTAGCTGGCCGTTTGTTAAAAGAAATGAAAGAAGGTACCGGGGAACATTGGGAAGTTGTTTCCTTACCAGCAGTAGCAGAAGAAGATGACGCACTAGGGCGGGAACTTGGAGAAGTATTGTGGCCGGAACGTTTCCCTCCACATGAATATGGAGAAATGAAAAAGGCTGTTGGTACTCGTCTTTGGATTTCACTTTATCAGCAGCGCCCGGCACCGGATGAAGGTCAAATTTTCAAACGCGATTGGTGGAAATACTACAAAGTCATACCGTCACGGTTCGACGAGGTTATTCAGTCTTGGGATTGCACATTCAAAGATAACAACGACAGCGATTATGTTGTCGGGCAAGTATGGGGGCGCATCGGGGCTGATAAATACTTGCTCGATCAGGTACGTGATAAGATGAGCTTTCCTGCGACTATTGAAGCTATCCGCTCTTTATCTGCAAAATGGCCAGAAGCTCATGCTAAATATGTAGAAGATAAAGCAAACGGACCTGCGGTTATCGCAACTTTAAAGAGAGAAATAACAGGGTTGATTCCTGTGAACCCGGATGGTGGGAAAATTGTAAGAGCACAAGCGGTTTCGCCATCGATCGAATCCGGAAATGTGTTCCTTCCTGATTCTAGCATTGCACCATGGATACACGATTTTATTGAAGAGTATGCAGCATTCCCTAACGGAGCTAATGATGACCAGGTGGACGCTGGTACGCAAGCTCTGAATCGCCTAACTAACGCTAATCAGGTATTTAGTATGGCGATTTCTACTGCTGAAAATCACATGGAGAAAATGCATTTCGATGCACAAGGAGGTGATTGGTTTGAGTATCCTGACTAAGATATTTGATTTCTTCAAGCCGCGCGCCGCTCCTGATATTGAAAAAGACAGTACACCAGCGGTCTCATACGCTGAGTCACCACCGCTCTATCCTTTTGAGCAGTTTACTCTTTCTACTGATCGAATATCTATTATTCGAGATGTTCGAAAGTTAGTGAAGGAAGAAACGCGGTTCAAAATGACAAACATGCGTCTGGCAGCTGACGCCACGAAAGGCGGATTTAAAGTCATCGTCCAAGGTAGCCAAGCGTATAAGCAATACATGAGACGCTTGGGTCGTTCGGTAAATACGCGAGTTCCCGGCGCTAATCGCGCGCAGCAAATTATCGACGATTTCCTGCGTCGAACTAAGCTACAAGCAAAGGCGGAATCACATGCTCGGGCGCTTACGACTGATGGAGATTTATTTCTAAACCCTGTGATCGATCTTGGGGCTGGACTGATTCTTGATATTCGCCGCGCACCAGCATTGACGGTGAAACGTAATAGTGATGAATATGGGGAGTTCCCAGATGTAGAACGTGCCTTTTCTCAAATAGACCCAAAAACACAGATTCATACACTGCTTGAAGTTGGGCCGCCAAAAGTTTCTCGTATTGACTTTGCGCTATACCAAATGAATCATACGCGCTGGTTGGAGGACGAAACCGAATTATACGGTCGCTCCCATTACGCCTCCGCTCGCAGCACTCACCATGTCCTGAAAAAAATGGAGTGGGCAGCGGCGATAAGACGGGAATATCGCAGTGTTATGAAGTACAACCACAAGCTTCCGGATAACGCAACACCGACACAGGTTAAAGAGTATATGCGAGAAAATCGTCTCATCGATGATAAAGGACGGCCAACGCGCAATGCTCATCTACTTACCGATTTTGTTGGCACTGTTGATATTAAAGCGGTCGATGGGGATGGAAAGCTTGGTGAAATGGATGATATCAAATACTTCGATGACTTATTATGGGTAGATTTGGGAGTTCCGAAAGCGTTACTGACTTCTGGGAAAGACGTAAACCGTGACGTTTTGAAGGTTCAATATCCTAGCTACTTGAAGCTTCTCGATTCCATTACTGACAAGTTGGAGTATGGAGATAGCGGAGCATTCTCAGGATACCGAGCTCTTGTTGATTTACAACTGCTCTTGCAAGGGATTAACCCTGATTCTATTGCATACGACATCGTGTGGTCTCGAAAAGGAGCAGAAACCGCTAATGAGCGCATGGAATTTGTCCAAGCCGGACGCGGCAAAGATGGTGGAGACGTCCTGTTTACAAGAGCGAAAGCAATTCAGCTTATCGCAGAAGATGCTGACATCGAGGACCCGCTTGAAATGGCCGCTCAAGTTGAAGAGGAGTTAGCGCAAACCAGGCAGGTTAAGAAATTGGTCGAAATCGAAGAAGAATCGATAACAGATGTTATGGAAGAAGATCGTCCTCGCTTTGGAGTTATTGAGGAACAGGCTAAAAAAGCTACTATTTCCTTCTTTAATGATGTGTATGCAAGTATGTTAAACAGCAAAAAAGTCATCACAGATACAATTTTGTTGGATGACTCAGACGATGACGATTCAGATGATAGCGACGATGATGACGACGATTCTTTTGATGATGCTTGGGATGAAAACGAACCATCCTACCGTAAACGATTGGTCAAACTTATGACAAACGCCGGAATCCTGGGAGCAGAAAAAGCAAAAGAGTTAGTTGAAGAATTCGAAGATAGTGAGCAAGAAGAGAATCCGGTAAAACTGAAAATGAACATTGTACGTCAGGATATATATGATGATTTATTGAATCGATCTTCTGAACGAATTGTACGAATCAAAGAAACAACACGCAAAAAAATTAGAGAAATTTTAGCGGAAGGATTTAACGAAAACGTAGGTTGGGCCGAATTAATGAAAAAAATCGAAACTATCATCATCGATCCGGTTCGAGCGGAAATGATCGCGCGAACTGAACTGAGCTGGAGTTATCTCGAAATGCAGAAGCGCGTTTATAGAAATGCCGGATTTGAAAAGGTAGAATGGCATGCAGCTGCTGACCAAAGAACTTGTGGAGTTTGTCGTGAACGAAACGGAAAGGTCTACCCAATTGACGATCACCCGGCCGCGCCAGCTCACCCGCGTTGTCGATGCAGTTTTCTGCCTGCTGAATAAATTGAAGGAGTGCTCTATGATAAACATCAATATTTTTATGGAAGATGGGAAAATAAACATTTCTGCTGAAGGTCATGCTAACTATGCAGAACATGGCAAAGATATTGTATGTTCTGCTATATCAGCTATTGTGCAAACGACGGTTATGGGATTACAAGCTGTAGCCGATCAGTATCCAGAACATGTGAAAGTATCGGTGAAACGATGAAAGGCGGTGATGCACCATGTAGCAACATCGTCTTTTTTTCATGCCATAAATCATAAAGGGAGTTGATAACGTGAAACACAACTGGTTCAATTTGCAGTTGTTCAGTCGGATTGGATTCACAGTCGACGATGATAACAAACCAGAAAACAAAGAGCAGACAACAGTGCCACCTAAACCGGAAAAGCCAATTTCTGACGCCTTGGATGATGATCCGTTTATGAAAGAGATCAAAGAAGCGGCCACAGCAATTGATTTGCTCGCTATTAAACGGAAGTTAGCTAATGAGCCGCTGTCAGAAATGGACCGAGCATTGTATTACGAAGCAATTGATTTACGAGCTCGCCGTGATTTCGGAAGTTGGTCCGTAGAAAGCGCAGCTCGGGAAGAAAAAGAAAAGAGCGAAAAAGAAGAGGAAACAGAACAGAAAATTGGCTTCACTGTTGAAGTAGTAGCGAACGATGCGGCAGAGCCACGTTTTGCTGTCATTAGTGATAGTCAGAATGAAGCGCGCGATGTATGTATGTCCACTGCTATTGTCATCACTGATAGTCAAAACGGCAAGCCGACAGGGTGGTATAAACAGCCAGTTTCTCGCGTTGATGCCATTAACGGTAACGAACGGTTGTACCCGCGCCCTGTTTATGAACCGCAATTACAACAACTAAAAAAGAGTGGCTTCCCATATGCAGGAGAGCACCCGCACCCGCGTAGTTTTAAAGGCGCTGATGGTCGGGTGCTTTTTGATTCTAGCGTTCCGAATCAGGCGGTTAAATTCCGCAATGCGTACATCGACGAAAACGGCGTGGTGTGGGCAGAGTATAAACCGTTAGCTACCGAGATGGGGAAACAAGTTCAGGCCATGATTGATGCCGGACTACCGATTGGATTCAGCAACCGCATGACAGGGGAACTTGTTCTAACAAATGTGCGCGGCCGTAGCGTCAATGTCGCAAAATCTCTCAAACTTTACACGTGGGATGTGGTTTTGAATCCTGCGGAACCGGAAGCTTTCCAATCCCCAATTCCGCTTACAGATGCAGCTGTATGTGAAATTCTTGATTCTCTGCAAACACAAAAGGAGGAAGATGACGTGAACAAATTCTTAAAAATGACGCTTGCCGAGTTGCGTGCATGGAAAAGTAACAATGCAGGTCATAAAGATATGGCTTTGTGCGATGAAGTACTAAGATTGAAAGAAGCAGCTGAGCAAGGACAGACTATCACAGATGAGCTAGAACAGTATCGTCAAGCAGAAGCGGCGCGAAAAGAACGGGAAGAGAAAGAGCGCAAGCAAGCGGAAATGCGTCAAGCATTAGTGGATGCAGTTAATGATTTGCCGTACGAACAACAAATCAAAGATGCTATTGTTAGCCGCGGCGAAAAAGCTATTACAGATACCAGCCAAATTACGGATTTCATCGAAGGAGAAAAGGCATTTATCGATTCGCTAGTTATTGGTCAAAAATTAGATGGTATGGGTGTTCCGCGCCAAGGACGAGCGCAAACAATAGAACCAGATGTACATGTAACCGGCAACCCAGAGCCATGGAAACCGATTGTTGACAATCTAATGGCAGCTTTCGATGATCAACTCCGTTCCAGCGAACGTACTTTCCAACCAGATCCGGAACTGCGTAAAGCCAATCGCGCAATCGTTGACCGTATTATGGCGAAATTTGATCGCGAAGGAAACGAAGAATACCGTCGTCATATGCAAGAACTGAACGACTGCGCACAAGCCATCACAGACGGCGTAATTCAAGATGCTGCCGTTACACAAACAGGCAATCTTGCACAAGCGCCTATTATCTCCCGCGCTTTCATGTACCAAGTGTGGCAAGATCTTGTGTTTGCGCAAATTGTTATGGCCGAAGGTTTCTCGGGTTCCACCTACAAAATACCTGTTGAATATCAGTCCGGCGACTTGTACACACAAGACGATTTTGCGTGGGGTGAAAACGAAGGTATCGAATCGGAAGGTGTGGAAACGTTTTTCCTTGAATTTGGAGCGGAATGGCTGAAACGTGGCACTATTATTACAAAAGAATCTATGGTTGAATTGTTGCGCGGACCGCTTAATTATGATGTGGTTGCTCGCAATCTTGCTGCGCTAACACAACGTTTCCAACGTATCACAGATCAAAAACTTTCGCACGAAATGATTACAACGTCGGATGAATATCAAGCGTTGCGTGTCACTGGTGAAGCGGTAGCTACTACCGAGATCGTTGCAGCTACCCCAGGATCTAACGTTCCACCAAATTCAAATGCTGCTTTTATCGTTGATTTGCTTTGCGGTCAGACGACTGGCGCATTACTGGACACTCGCCCTCCAATTGTGCGTCCGCGCAAGGTAGCACGCATCGAGCACACTGGCCGCAAAACATACACAATTGAAAACGATGTGGTTGCTCGTGTAGGTGCCACAACATTAAAGCGTGGCACACTCGATACCGTCAACAAAATCATTCGAGATGGTGACTTCGCAGTTGATTTTGAAAATGCACGCGTGTACTTTACTGCTGCTTCTGGTGTGAACGCAACCAACCGCCCAACGATGGATTATAGCTGGGTAACAAATGTATCATTCTTCGATATCCGTGTCCCTGACGGTGTAATGCGTCCGCGCCACTTCAATGCACTAGTGGAACAACTGGATTATGAAAAAGCATATATGGGTTCGGCACCACGCTTTGTAACGCCTGACTTTGTGCTCGGCAGTCTAAATGCCATGGTTAATATCCGTAACGCTGAGCTTTTCTGGCGTGCAGCTTCTCCAGAAGGAACCGCGTTACTGAAAGGTCGTATGTGGTTTGCACAGCGCAATGGTCTGGAACTTGGTGAATTGAATGCGCCATGGGGATTGGGGGATAGCCGCTTGCTCATTGGTAAGGCGCAGCAAACTCGCTTCGGTATCGGTTCTCCGATGCAAATCGAAGGTCCGTATGAGCATTACAAAAACGGAAAAATCACAGGTGACAAGCAGTACTACGCGACGCAGCAAATCAGCATCGCCACACCTGTCGTGGCTGATGATGTTGGCAATAAGCTGAATCCACCGTATCGTACACTGAAGTTCTACACTTCACGTCCATAAAGGAGGTAATGCGAATGAAGGTTAATACAGGTAGCCCGTTTATCCATCCCCGCACAGGCATCCTGATTGCCCCTGGTCATCTATACGAAGAATTCGAGGAGTCGGCTAAAGAGCCGGCTCCTTCTTCTAAAAAGGGAGGTCGTAAGGATGCAGCAAACCGAGATGCTGAAAAATCTGCGGGAGGAGATGAAGGATAACGTCGAACCATACCTCAATACAGATGATGAATTACTATCAGCATTGAAAAGGGCGATAGCGGATTATTCTCGTTATCGCCCTCGTAAATGCCATGGTTATATTGAGTTTGTGAAGGGGCAAACCGAATACCAGCTTCCCGAAGGATACCAAACGTGGATTTCTGGACTGGACGATTACGAAGTGTTAGACGGCGTTTTGTATACTGACGGCTCTTCCGGTAGCGTATCATTCATATATTACGCATCCCATACTATCGAGTCATTTCCGGCAGGGGATATCACTCTTTTGCTTGATTTTGTCATGTGGAAGCAGTTTGAGGCGATGGTACAGGAAGGATCAGAAATTTCAGCATTGAAGCTTGGAAAAGGTTTGGCTATTGACTTTAGTAACTTCGGACAGCTAAACAAAGCTGCGGACAGAAGGCGGGAAAGCTACCTCGCCTCTATTCGTCAGCCTTTGGGCGGGTGGGCATAATGAACGCCGATAAACTTGCATTGAAAGTTCGCCGTATTATCCAACGTCATATCAAAAATAAAAATTACGAGCTCGCTGTACTGCTTGAAACACCGGCACCTGAAACGAAAAACCGAAAAGTTTTCAGCCTGGAAGATGAGGGACCACCGGCACCGCCGACACAGCAAGAAATTAAAATCGTTGTGACTGCCCATAGCATCGATGAGAATGCCACAGAAATCGGAGATAATCCCGATGAAATCCTGGAATTTATATCGATCGAGGACGGCAGCGAGCCTCCAGAAAAACAGGTAAAAGAGGGGATGATGATGCTGTACAACGGAAAGAAATACGGTGTACAGCTCGTCGCTCCGGCTACCCTAGCCGGTCTGCTCATTATTAAAGAATGCACGGCAAGGTCGGTGAAGTAAATGGATTTTAACGGTTTATTTCAAGTGTTGTCTTCGATTCCAGACGGTGTGCAGCGCGCCACAGAACAAGGACTGCGCAAGAGTGCCGTCATTGTGATGAAGCGCGCGAAAAGTAAGTTTGGCACATATCAGCCTGCTTCGCATGGATATCCTGCCTGGCCGAAGCTAAAGCCCACGACTGTAGCTAGAAAGTACACAATTAAAAGCGGAGTTCTTAAAGGTTTTCTTAATAAAAAAGGAGTAGAACTCCTGCATCAACCCGGTGGTTGGAAGGTTGGTAATAGCGGGGTTGATGCGCCACTCATAGACACCGGTCATTTAAGAAATGCCATTACGACAGATGAAACCGAAATCCGCAGCGGTACGGTATACGTTGGTGTGGCCAAAGGCGGTGGTGGAAAAGGAAGCGGAAGCACAGCAGGAGCAGCTGCGCACGAATTCGGTTATGCGCCTAAAGGGATTCCTGCCCGTCCTTATTTACGTCCGGCGTTGGAGGAGTCACGCGAGGAAATCCGAAACGCTGTGGCACAGGCCATACGCGATGAGTTAGGAAGGTGGGGCCGATGAGGGATCCGCTACTCGCCGCTTACAAAGCGATACAAGCTGCTATTGAACATGTGCATGGTGCTGACTTTCCTGTTCTCGACGCCATTCCTCCACCTGACGAATTTAAGAAGCGAATACCGGCGGCTAATATCACCTATGTCAGTGGAACGTCAGAAAAAGCGTTGATGCGTGAACACGAACCGCATGCCATGAAGCAAAATCTTGACGGGACATACACGGTGGTCACGGAATCAAACCGATTTGATTATTTACTGCAGGTATCTTTTTTTGCAGCAAAGTCCGGTATTGCGCAACGACTGTCAACAGAATTCATGGGATACATTGAAACCGTTAATGATATCCCGATTCCGGATGATCCCTGGGAAGAGAGTATGGAAATCTTCCTCGTTGCTCCGCCGCTTCCGCCGCGCGGTGAGCCAAACGTCTACCAGGTTGATGCCACATACCGCTGTATCGGAAAATTATTGACGGAATCGATTGTGAATGCCATCGATGTATCAAAATTTAAACCTAAAATAATATAAGGGGGAAAATACGTTGCCTATTTTACGTAGTGCGAAAAACTTGCAAGGTCTTCCGCCGAATGTGTATGTAAATGAGCTTGCACCACCACAAAGCGAAGATGTGGCATTAAGTGGATTTGTGCTCGGATTTATCGGTGCGTTTGACCGTGGACCGGTAAATCAATTTGTTCGTATTACACAGACACCGACGAATAAGCTGGTTGATTCAGCAGAAATCTTGTTTGGGTTACGAACTCATCAAGCGAAAGGAAACCAGCTGCTGGACCACCTGGACCGTGCGCGTGTGACGGATGTGATTCTCATCCGTGTGTTGGGTGATGGACATGCCGAGGCGAGCCTGGTGCTGGATGACCGACAAGCAACACCTGATGCGACACTCGCCATCAAACCAAAAGCCGGTCCAGGAACGTATGCGAATGTGTTTACTGGAGAAGTCCAGGACGGAACAACGACGGGTACCTTCAAGCTTATTTTGCAGTCCGATATCGGCGGAACGGAAACCTATGACAATTTAACAATGGATCCGAACAGTGAGCGCTATGTCGTCAAAGTGGTAAATGACGCGAGCGCTCATTTTGTTTTAGAGGACCTGGAATCGAATGCGGCTGATTTTGCTACAGCTCGCCCAGCTGTAAAAGCAAAAACACAACTGACTGGAGGCCTAGACGGTGCTGCTCTTACTGAAGATGATCACATCGGTACATTTGATCCTGGCACCGGTAAGCGTACAGGCCTGAAATTACTAGAAGGTACGCCGGCCACGATTGTTACCGATGTAGCTTTTATTGATTTTTCCAGCCCGAAGGCGGACGCTGCGCTCCGCAGCTTTGGTGAAAAACACAACGTGATGACCTACATTGGAACAAATACGGCCAATGCTGTCACGGCAGCCGTTGAGTACCGGAAGACCTTCGATACTGATTTTGCGCAAATGGTGTTTGGTCGATACAGTTCGGTAACGGGGCAGAAGATTTCCGGCGCCTGCTTGTCGGCCATTGTACATGTTATCGGCGAAGTTGAGGATTCTGGCTTAGCGGTCGAATGTAACTGGATTTCCGGAGCGGAGCAACCTATTGATTTTGATATGGCGACAACGTTGTATCAAAATCAGATTGCCGCGTTCGAGCTGAAACCTTCCGCAAAAGGTGACGGTTCAACCGCGTGGCGTATGTCAAACGACTACACGCTGGCGCAAAAAGATGTGGAAGGCAATATCATTTCCGACAATGAAAACCGCAAGGTGAATCGTCGCCGGATGAACAGCTGGATTGAAAAGTCCTTGTTTGGTGTCGCAGCTCCTTGGCAGGGTAAAGCGATGACGCCGAAAATGAAGCAATCTGCGGAGAATCGGATTCGCGGATTCATGGATAATTTGAAGACACCTATTAATCCACTGGAAAATCCTAAAATTGAGGATTACAGTATTACATTTAATTCTGATGCTCAATCCATTGACCAGTTCGTCAACGATTTGAAAGTGAAATACTTCAATACCGCGGATTGGGTGCTTCTTAATTTCCAAGGCGGTACGAATGTGGAGGTGAATGCGTAATGCTAAAAATGAATTTGCAGTTTTTTGCTGAAGATGGCCTCTTAGGTAAAAAGTTGGTTATCTCCATCGTGGACCAGGCAGGGAATGACATTCAGTTGAAGGACGGTACGGGGAAACTCGTGTCAAAGTCTCCGGAAATTTTGAAATGGAATGTGGAAGGCATCGACAATGAGGAGAAAAAGTACCCGATCGGTGAGGATTCTGAACATCGGCAGGTCCACTACGTCGGGTACCAAGGCACGTTTGAAGGACAGGACATTAACAGCTGGTACAGTGATGTAATGGACTTGATTCAGGATCACTATGACAAAACGGGTTCTACGCTTCAATTTGTGATCAATACAACGAAAACGTATAAGGACGGCATGGTGCGGAAGCACAAATATGAAAAAGTGACGTTCAACAAATTCGGTGAATCGGCAGACGGTAACAACAAACCGTTGCAGAATAAGTTCAGCTGGCATTCACCAAAACGGACCCGTATCTCTTAATCGGAAGCCCTCTCCCCGGAGGGCTTTTCCCCATTCTATTTATAAAAAGGAGGGCATATCATGCCAGAAGATAAAAGCGTAGTGCAAGACAATACAATTACCCTTTCAACAGGTAAAGTCATCACGAAGCGTCAGAAAAAAGGCCAGCACCATTTTATGGAGCGGGCTTTGCTTGCTGCTTGTATGACAGAAGGCGGTCAAAATATCGGCGGCGTCATGTCCACGATGACCATTCAAAACATTTTCAGCATCGGAGCGATTAATGGTCAAGAGATTAAGCCCCCTAAAAATCTTTCCGATGTCTATGAAATTATGTCCGAATTTGAGTACGACGAATGGGCAGAATTTGAAAAACTCGTCTTGCCTAAGGAAATCCAGGAGAAACTGGATGCCGCGGCAAAAAACTCGCCGAACAGCCCTGGTTCAGAAACCGAGTCGAAGTAGCGCTCGCGTCTGGGGCTGGCATAAGCTTTCGGGATACGCTTGACATGGATGATGTAGAGCTAATGGCTACAACCATTGTCGTGAACGAATGGAACGAAAAGCATCCCCCGGTTAAGTTTTTTTAGGCCGGGGGTGCTAAAAAATAAATTTTTTGATAGTTTTTTCCCGTATAATACCAATTATAGGGGGGATATCTATGAAAAAGTTTATGTACGTAGCGCTCGCGGTGTTTCTTGTATTAGTTCTGCAGCTGTCTGCCTCCGCGGCGCCCGCAAAAAAAGCACCGTCCGCATATACGCCGACCGCCATCACTATTATGTACGATGGCGAACCACTAGAACTGACACATAAACCGGTACGCTACAAAGAATTTATTCTTGTTCCAGCCCGGGATTTTTATGAATCATTGGGCGCAAGTGTTGAATGGGATGCTGGGGCGAAGATGTTGGCCATAAACACAGACACGAATTCTATTATGTTCTTCAAAAACCAAAAGAGTGTTATCGTGAATACCGTTCAGTATCCGATGGTAACCCCAGCCGTTATCGTAAATGGAACGTTCATGGTAGAAATCACATCCGCGGCAGCTGCACTTAATTATGGTGTTTATACAGAAGGAAACACGATATATTTAGAACCATTAGAAGTGGAGGAAAGTATTGAAGATGACAGTGACATACAGGATAAAGCTCCTAGCGATGAAGAGTATGAGAGGGAACGAATAAAACGCGCATATGAAATCGGTATTTAAGGCGCTGTATCAAGACTTCTTTAATTATTCGACATATGACTTGTTTTTTCTTTATGTAGGTTTAATGAGAAGGATATAAATCATCTCAACTTGAAAAGAAAAAGTGGTATGAAGTATGTATTAGTGGTAGAATAAATAAAAAGAAACTTCTTTCTTCGGAAGTAATTAAAGTATCAAATTTGCGTAAACTAAAAAAGACCGCCTGGTGCTGGTAACACCAAAGCGGTCATGCACAATAGACGTTCCCATAAGGAGCGGCTCATATTACAGTGCGAAATAGACCGTAATCCTTTGCCGAGGGCGGTCTATTTCTTTTTTGTTAAAAGAAGTGTCACAATGGCTACTATTACACCAACAAATGTTAGCGTGTATATACCGAAATTTAATGCAAGGTTTATTGCATCGTATGACACCATATTCTCACCCCCTCCCATCAAGGAGATGGTATTACAGGAGTGAGCCGCCCCCGGAGCCTCGTCTATGTACAAGTAGCATTATAGCACATCAAACAACCTAAATTGACGAATAGATACAATTAAAGAAAGACAAATAACGACACATTTCGACATAAAAAGAAATAACTTACAGCACCTTCGCTTTTGAGGGTGCTTTTTCTTTTGGAAAAATCTTTAAGTTAATTAAGGATATGATGTAACATGTAAGAAAAAGGAATGGTGAAAGTGTTGTTCGAATCAATCAAACGATGGTATTTAAATACAATGGAAAAAAACTCTATAAGAAGAAATACACTGGGGAGTTTGCTATATAGCTGCATATTTTTACCTATAGTTATATACACAACAGCGTTTATTATCGAGCACTATGGATGGAAAGAATTCCTTTTGTTCTTTTTAATCATCGTTTTTCTCAGTCCTAAAGTCGAAAATGTTTTCTTTCATTTGTTAGGACAATACAGCATGAAGAAAATTAAAGAACCATACTACTCGATTTTTGTTTTAATTGTTATGTTTACCTTTATGTTTTTTATATTTGGCATCTTCCAATGAGAAGATGCTTTTTATTATGCAAAATTTTCTATTATTACTTAGAGAAGGTGATGTAGAATGTAGGAAAAAAGAGGGATTTGGGGGATATGAATGAAGATACTGGGTATTATTATGTTTTTCGTTGCTTTTATAACGGCTATAGGAATTTTTAAACCATCTTTGCTGAATAAAGGAGCGAAAAAGCCTTTACCGCGAGTTTTCTGGGCGTCCTCTTCGGTAATTTACATTGTGTTCGGGTTGCTATTTGTATTCAATGCAGAAAACGAACAGAAGACCGAACCCGTTGAAAATGCAACCGTTGCTCCTGCTTCGAGTGCACTACCAGAAAAAGTAGAAGATGAACCGCTTCCTGCAGATCCGCGAGAGAGCGAAAAAATAAAAGCGTATGGTAATCGCCTAAGTGATATTGTCACGAGGATAAACAAAGAAGCGGAGAAACAATTCAAAAATCCCGATCTTCTTGCCTGGTCATCATTCGCTCAAGATATACGCGATGAAATTAGAAGTGAGCGCGAAAAGTTCGAAAAAGAATTTCCAGTAGGATTAGTGTCTGGTGGAAACGTACAGAACGTATTAGTTATGAGCAAGCTATATGTATCCGTGGATGTAGACTACATCACAAGTATATGGTATTTTTTGGACGGTAGCAGAACTTTCGATGCTGTGGAAGAATCTCAAAATCAAGTGATTAGTCTTTTTAAAAAAATACAATTCCAGCAATAAAGGGGCTGACCCAAAAGTCTAAATAGACGAATGGGTGACAGCCTCTTTTCTTGTCTTTTTGGGTCAGCCCCTTTTTTCTTTGGAGGTGAGAAGAAGTGAGTAGCATTCTGGATTTAGCCATTGCTGTTACGCTGAAAGACCAGGTGACATCCGGCGTAAACAGCATTATCGGGCAGTTTCACTTGCTGGAGAAAGCCGCTGACGATGTGCAGAAGAAGATGGACATGTTTAGCAACATGACCTGGGCGGGTGGCGCCCTAGCTCTAGGCGGCGTTGCTGCGTTTTCTGCAGTTTCCGGAGCGATTGCCGAAACAACAAAACAGGCAATGGAATTCGAAGATGTAATGAATAAAGTAAAGGTCGCAGCGTTCGGTAAAGACTTATTAGATGTATCGAAAGCTAACGAAATCAAACAGACACTCGAAGAACTGGAAGAAGGCTTTGAAAAACTAGGCATGGCGACAACCTTCACCGACAAAAAGGTAGGGGAAGCCGCTCTCGGTATGCTGCGTGGTGGTATTCCAAAAGAATTCTTACTTGGCTCACGTAACCAAAATGGTCAATATGATTATGCTGGTCTTGCTGCTGCTATGTATTCAGCACAACTGGGGGAGGTAGAACCTCTTGCAGCTGGTGACTTCATCGGAAAAATGCGTGCAGCTTACAATTTATCACCACAACGTACACTTGATGCTACAAATTTCTTTGCAAAAACATCGGCCGCGTCAACCGTGGACTACGCAAATCTGATGTCAGGTATGCAAACAGCAGCTGGTGTATCCGGAAAGCTATTTATGTCTCCTGAAGATACGGCGTTATTAGTTGCTGCTACCGGAACGTATACAAAAGATGGTGGCGCCGCTGGTACTTTCACAAAGGACTTTTTGGACCGTTTAATTCCGCACACGAAGAAACAAAAAGAAACAATGATGGAATTAGGATGGATGACGAAAGATGGAAAAAGCATCTTTTTTGATGAAAAGGGCCATATAAAAGGTGCAGATTTCATCTATCAGACCATACAAGAAGCCTCTAAGAAATACAGGCCGGATGAATTCCAAAACATGATGCACAAGGTGTTCCTTGAACAGGGGAAAAATACGGCCCTTGCATTGGCTACAGAGTCACAAGTATATAAGCAGATTAAAGATAATATCAATAATCAGCTCGACATGTACCAACAGGTCGAGATAATCATGAGCGGCGGAAAGAATATGCTCGATTCATTGCAGGAGACATGGACGATTACGAAACGGATTTTCGGCGATCCGTTTCTGGAGCCTGCGAAAAAAATGATTACTGAGTTTAAAGAGGTATTAGAGCAATCAGTACAACCATGGGCAAAGGCGCATCCGGATATGATTCGAACAATCGGTCTTGCCGGTCTTGCCGGTAGCGCCTTTATGATATTAGCCGGTCTGGTGCTGGCAGGTGTCGGTGCTTTTGGTATGCTCACAATTGCCATGGGAGCTGCGGGAATTACCTTTACAGGTGTGGTGGCAACTGCTGGAGGTTTTCTGCTTGTCGCTGCCGCCATCGCAGGTATTGCCTACTTGATTTATCAGAACTGGGATACCGTGAAAACCTTATGGGAGGAATACGGATGGACTGTCCGCGCGCTCGCAGGCATCTTCCTTGTAGCATATACGCCGGCGATTATTGCAGCCACCGGGAATCTGCTCTATTTAGCAGGCGCCACCGCTTATACAACGATACAGACGATTGCTCTACGTGTCTGGACGGCCGCTTCTGCTTTTGTTATGGGCGCGTATAGAAGTATATTACTGGCCGTTACGTTGGCGAAATGGATGTATGCTGTGTCCACAGGCGCGGCGACATTAGCCACACGCGGGCAAATGCTTGCGGTTATGCTGTTAGCGCCATGGATAGCCACCGTACGCCTTGCTGTGATGACCTGGACGGGAGCCCAGTGGCTTCTGAATGCCGCGCTGACCGCTAATCCTATAGGCGCTGTTATCATGCTTGTGGTGGGCCTTATCGCTGTTGTAGCACTCGTCATTTACTACTGGAAAGATTGGTGGAATTGGCTCAAGAAATTCGCTGCCGATGTCCCAGGATGGGCTGCGGTCGTTCTATCAGTCTTTGCACCGATAATCGGGATTCCGATTACGCTTGCGAAGTACTGGGACACGGCTATTGCAAAGGTAAAAGAGTTTCTTGGGCTTGAACCGGAGAAAAAAGAGATTCCGTCACCCAAAATGCCGGACTTCTCCAACGTGCCAGGCTTGAACCAGGGCCTCAAAATTCCGGCAACGATTGATACATCGAAAATCCCGCAGCAGCTTATGCAGATGGGATTGCCGCAATCTAACTTAAAAATTCCGGTCAACCTGGACACGCAGCGCGTAAATCAGCAAATGACACAATTGAATCAGCAGATGGCCGCGAACCCGGCAAGCGCTGCAGGTATCCAGATTCCCGCGAATTTGAATACAGAGGAATTGATGAAGCAAGTCAATGCGATGACGCAACCAGGGGCAGCTGGTATGCCTCCGATACAGATGCCAGCAAATCTGAATACAGACGATCTCATGAAGCAAGTCAATGCCATGACACAACCTGGAGCGGTACCGCAAATGCAAATCCCAGCTGGGCTGGACACGAAGAAGCTACAGCAGGAAATGGCGGCACTTAACAAACAAGTTATGACACCGAAACAGGTGGAAGTAGTCAGCAAGTTAAACTGGGACCATATAAAACAACAGACTCCGCTTCTGCAGCAGCATATGAATACTGCCGGTAGGGCTGCCGGTACCGATTTCGCAAAAGGAATCACGTCATCCTATGGCACAATCGGGGCCGCGGTGTCCGCCATCCGTGGTGTCATTACATCGAACCTTCCGACCGTAGCATCGATGCGTGCCTATGGTTCAAACTTAGGTAGTGCTTTTGCTGAAGGATTAGCGTCAAAAGCAGCGGCTGTACGGAATGCAGCGCAGCAAATTGCCGCAGCAGCACACGCGAACCTGGGCGTACAGTCACCGACAAAAGAAGGACCACTGCAAACAAACCACCTATGGGGCGGAAACCTAGCATCTTCCATCGCTAAAGGGATGCTCAGTCGGCTTTCTGAAGTAAAAGGAGCCTCAGCCGCCGTTGCAGACGCCATGACAGTGAAGGGAAGCTACAGTTTTGACGGAGATGTACAGAGACCGAACGCAATTGTGCATCCAGGGCGACGTGTGGGCGCACAGGAGGCCGCAGGAACATCGGGAGGAACTGTTATTTATGGAGGGCTTACCATTCAAGTATATCAACAGCCAGGTGAGGATACGGAAACGCTGGTGCAGCGTATTAAGCAAGAAATTAAAAAAGACCAAGGCAATCGTTCCGTGCAATCGAATCTGACAATCGGATTTGGTCCGATCGCGCCGGGGGTGATATAGGTGAAGGTTACGTTAGGCGGCATCGATCTGGATGTCTTTGAACAACCGACATCGATTCCACTAGGCGGAAAACAAATGCTTGTGAAACGAGTATTCCCAGGCGGTAACGTAAGCTTTCAAAATTTAGGCCCTGATTATCGACCGATTACCTGGACCGGTACATTCACCGGTCCGGATGCGTATGAGCGTATGATGAAAGTCGGGCTTATGCGAACCGCTGGAAAGCCTGTGCCGTTGGTAGCCGGGAAACTTTCGATTAAGGTCATTATCGAAGAATTTTTGCCTGATTACCGTACGGATTTTCGCATTCCTTTTTCCATTACGATGCATCGCGTGGTGACGGAGAAGAAAAGTACGAAAGCACCTGACAAAGTAGCCGCAGCCGCCAGCAATACAAAAGCAGCCCAGGCGGCCACGGCTAAGTCGCAACCCGCATCGGCTGGAAACAAAGGAAAACTGGGCATATCTTATACCATTAAGCCTCGGGATACTCTTTCAAAAATTGCTGCGGTCTATTATAAAGACCCGAATCGCTGGCCTGAAATTTACGCGAACAATAAAAGCGTTTTGAAGAACGGTCCACATAATATTCAGGTAGGGTGGGTGATTAAACTCTAATGCTTAAATCCTCGTTGATTAATCGGTCTGGCCCGTTCCGTCCGCATGGAACGGTCGACGTTAAAATTCTTATAAACGGAAAGCCGGTCAGGGACTGGATGGCGTTTCGCGTTGAACTAAACGGGCTAGGAGCTGTGGACTCGTTTGACGTGAAGATGCCCTGGGAAGTAACGGATGAAGCGCCGTATGATGACCTGCTTTTCAGCGGTCCAACGAAATCAGCCACGTTGGTTAAAGGCGGCGCCAATATCAAAATTTCCGCCGGATTTAAAGAAGAGGGAAAGCTAGTGGATCTGATTGAAGGTCCGATGGACAGGCCTGTATGGGATTTTGGACGACAGGAAGGTGAGACCGTTACCATTTATGGCCGTTCTTATGGAGCGAAGCCGTTTGATTTCAAAGAAACGGTGAAGTATCAAAACCTAACCAGTACGGCTGCTTTTAAAAAAATTGCTGCTCAACACGGATTAACGCCTGTAGTACCGGTCGAGACGAATACCCTCATCGGAACCTATTCAAAAGAAGATCATGTCAATGTACAGCGCGAAGTTTCTCATTGGGATTTCGTGCTTTATTTATGCCAGCAGGAGGGTTTCACAACGCGAATATGGGGCAAGAACTGGTTTTTCGGGCCGCGAGAGAAGCTACCAGGCTTTACAAAGCCGCCGCTCGCGTTTGCCTGGGGATATAACATCGATGAACCGTTCCGGATTGAACGTGCACCGAATGCGGCTCGGAACCTGATAGTCGAAGTCATTTCATGGATACCAGGCAAACCGAAGCCGCCGAAAAAGCCGAAGAAAGGCAAACCGATTTCAAAACCGGCCGGAGGCGAGGCACGCGGCCAGCGCATCGTGGAAAAGGCGTCATTTGTAGGAAGCTCGTTTGGACATAAATACACGTTGCGTTACTATTTCCCGAATCTAACCCGGGACCAATGCCAGCGTAAAGCGCGGGCCATTCTGCAACAACTGTCCGTGCTGCAGCTATATGGCTCCTTCCGAACGGATTGGTGGCCAGAGCTCGCGAATGACAGACGTATTGCCCTTTTTGGTGTCGGTCAGACGCTCTCCCAAGTGTATTTTTGCCCGAAAATCGTCATTACCGGCAACCAAACAGAAGGTATTCGCGCAGAGATTACCTTCACAAATCTACCGCTGGAGGAAGGAGGCCGTTTTGGATGATGGATTACGATGAACAAGCCCGCCGCTTTGAAGGAGGTAGCCTACAGTCACCTTTTGTCTTTGGTACCATTTTTGCCGAAGACGAGGATATGCGCATGGTCAAAATTAAAATACAGCCCTGGGATACAGAAAGCGGCTGGTGCCGTGTGCTAAAGGATACGTTTTATCCGATTCCGCCACACGCCACGCATGCACACCACGCGGATCCGGACGGAGAACAAGAAACAGAACCGCATCCTGGTAAATGGCACAAGCACGACAAGCACACACCACATATTCCGCAGTGGCCGTATAAAGTCGGCATGGAAGTCCTGGCAGCCGTTGTCACAGGCTCGTACGGTAATGGCGAATTCGTCGTACTCGGTCCGCTTGATGATGGTGAACTGGACCCAGCGGAAGAGCCAAAACTTACCGAAATTCCTGACGATGAGTGGGGTGTTTGAAGATGGCTGATTTCGGTTCAGATATTCTTATCATTGATGGAGAGGTTATATGGAACGGGGATGACATCGCAACGGTCAGTGGCGTGGATAATGTGAAACAGCAAGCCTATTTGCAATTTTTATGTGACCGCGGAGAAAGCGAATTTTTTCCGTGGTACGGAGAACTGGTCGCTTTTACAGCAGGTAAGCCTTACACAGCAGCACTGAAAGCTGAAGTGGAGGGAATGGCTCGTGATGGCCTGCTCCGCGTCGGAGACGCTGACGGAGGTGTTCCCTGGATACAGGAGGTTCTGGAATGCCGCTATTACCTGACAACGGTGGATGAACGTTCTGTGCGCATGCTGTACGCAAAATTTATCCCTCGAGGGCAAACGGAGCCGCAGGAGTTCGATATAGAAGTGGGTGATATGTATTGAACTGGCCTACACAAGATGATATAACCCAGACGCTTGTTGACAATTTAATCGGGGAAGGCAAGCGTATAGATGATTTACCGAATCAATATTTTTCAAAACACCTTATTATCGCGCTTAGTCTAGCGATTTTCACACTCGTAACCGTTATGAAATTTGTTTATGACAGCCTGACTGTACTAGGAGCATCTGATAAAAAATTAGACGAAATGGGATATGAATATGGCGTTGAACGTAAAGAGGCTACCTATGCCATTCATACCGTTACACTTTGGAAAAGCTCACCAGTAACAGAGGATACCATGGTACCTGATGATTTTTTAGTAACGACCATACCAATTAATAATGACCCGCCGATACAATTTCGTGTAATAGCGGGACAAAACAAATTCATTGCATCTGGCCAAAACTCCGTTACCGGTGTCAAAGTTCAATGTACGGAAGCTGGAGAAATCGGAAATGTAGCATCCGGTGATATCAAGCTGATTGCACAGGCCGGTTTTGATTATGTTACGGATTCCGTACTCATTGAGAGTGGTACAGAGCGCGAGGAGGATGAACCGTATCGGCAGCGGATTTTAGAAAGGAAACGTAATCCAGGCCGCGGCGGATCCGAACTTGATTACAAAATATGGGCAGAAAGCGTGGACGGTGTAGCTTCAGCGTTAGTTCTTCCTCTTGCAAGAGGTAACGGTACAGTCGACATCGTTATTACCGGAAGCGACGGTCCTGCTGGACCAGAGCTTATAAACACATGCCAGGCATTTATTGATACGAAAACCCCCGCGGATCTTGCTGAGGGGGCTATTCGCGTGCTCACACAAACACCAGTACCTATCAATATACAACTGAGCCAATGCCTGTGGAGGGATGGATATGATGCCATCACAGGCCTGACTTTTGTAGAAACAGCTCTACAAGAGTACGTAAAAAAGAAAGCAAACGCAGACCGTATATGCCGTGTTTATGACATTATTGCTGCTATCAAACTTGCTTATGATCCGGCGGATCCGTACAAAAATGCCATTCTATTAGATTTCGTTTTAGATAGTCCAACGGTTAATAGGCCGCTTTCCGGAACCGAACTGGCTACATTAGGCACAATTACGCTGGTGTAGGAGGTTGATGTATGGGATTTAAAGAGTTTCTTTTAAATATGATTCCACACCGCTGGTTGGATCCGCTTAAAGCTGGAACACAGCGCCTTTTTGGCGGATTGGGAGCTGTTCTGGATATTTACGATAGTATGGTAAAGAAAATTGAACAGGAATCCAGCGTGCGTACAGCTGTAGATACTCTAGGAACAAGGGAAACTGAATATGGCATCCCTGTAGACCCATCAATGTCGCTTGAAGGAAGGCGCACCCGACTTATTGTACGAATGAGAGAGGGGGCTGCTCCTATAACAAAGCCTGAGTTTGAGGCATCCTTATCGATTTTATTTGGATCTTCTGTTCGGGTGATTACTGTTTTAAATGAGCCGTATATGACGATTGAATTTGAAGAAGTAGGGAACAGCATTGATTTTAACGTTGTAGAAGATTACATCCGGAGGAACAAACGTGCTCATGTAGGGCATGGCTACTCATCCAAAACAAAGGATTCTATTCAGCTCGTGGATACCATATCGGCCAATATGAAACGGTATCATACTGTCAGTGAATTTCGGGTAGGCATGACACCTATAAAAGAGATAAGCGGGGTGAAATTATGATCAGTGACGAATATCTCCAGCAAGTTGCTACGGATTTATATGGCCGTATTGGTAGCGTTTTGGTCAACGACACAGTATCTGTTCCCATTAAATCGGTAAATATCACAGGGAAAATCGTTACGGTAGAAACAGAAAATGTTGAGGGTATTAGTAAAGTGAGCAAAGTAACGCTACTTGATACCTCAGGAAAGATTATCGACGTAAAGCATACAAACTTAGAAGTTCCAGATTCTCGTTTTCTGGACCTTTTATTTCAAATTGAGGCGAAAGGAGGTACAATATGACATTTCAGGCTAAGAAAGATTGGAAATACAATACGCCCGTCACAGAAACAGACATAAATCGCTGGGAAAAAGGGATTGAAGATGCGCATAACATTGGCGAATCACTGGCAAGAGAATTAGCAGGCAGCTTTGTAACGGCTCCTGGTGGTACACCTGGACTGACGTTTACATACGACGGTTTAGCTGTGTATTGGACAGCTGGGGCCGCATATGTAAATGGTGTGCGTTTTGACTTTACAAGTGGCTACATGACGCTTAATCCTGATCAGGCCCAGTATGTCTACGTAGATTCGGACAGTGTTATCAAAACTACAACTTCACAAGCTGTGGCTGATGCCAAATGTCTTCTTTGGTATTTTTCTACAGATGCTAATCAGGTTGTTGTATCCATAGATAAACGAAAGATCATCTCTCCGGATACCTTTGCCCGGAAAGAAGAAGTAGTCATGAAAGAGCCTGGAAAAGGGCTTTCTACGAACGATTACAGCGATACCGAAAAGGGCAAGGTCCAGTCTCACGAAGAACGTCTTACAACCGTAGAAGAAGAAATAGGAGAAGGAACACCGTTTCCCGTTACACTCCTTCCCGGCCTTAACATCGTAACCGTCCCACGTGATACGCCTTTCAACGTCTTAAACCTAACAGGCAGGACGCTTATAAATCTGCTTGGGCGGGATGGGAATTGTGAGGATACGAGTAAGTGGACGCCTGCTCCGTCTAATTCGCTGTCGTTGGATAATAGATACGTGGTAGGCGCAAAAGGGATTTTTGTTTCTAATCCCACCAACGGACAAAACGCTTACTTCTATAAGCAAATTACACTCGACCCCAATAAATACTACTATTTTAGCGGATATGCTCTATCGAATTTAGAAGTAGCGTTTACAATCGGGACAGAGGTAACGACAGGTACAGGCGGAGGTATTGTGCGTTTTTATCCGAACAGCGACACAGTGTTTATGCGCGGAGGATTCAAGTTCAGACCTTCGCAAGCATCTATGTACCTTACATGTTTTGTATATGGTAATACAGGCGTACCTGGCGCAACCGCTGCTGTATTTGATGCGCTTTCTTTATACGAAATCTCCGCCGCAGAATACGCCGCACTGGACAGCATGACACCGGAACAAATAGCGGAAAAGTATCCTTACGTGGACGATGTAAAAGGCGTAAGAGGGGCGTATATCATTCGGTACGGACACAACCTTCTTCCACCGCTTACGGAGTGGAGTTTTATCAGCGCCAATGCGAAGGTAACTGCCCCATACACTTTATCTTTGACCACAGCAATAGCTAACGATTGGTCATGGATAGATGTAAACGTAGTTCCTAATCAGGCGTACACGCTATCAGCGACCACTACTGGAAATATACAGGTAGTGGAATTGAAAGACGATGGAACTTACGGAGCTACTCTGGTTGAGGTTGGGGTGCTGAGTCCGGCTACCTTTACACCTACTACAAAACGCATAAGAGTAGCTATGACAAACAGTGTTCCGGGAACATTCACCTTTGAAAACCCAATGCTCAATATCGGAAGCAGTCCGTTACCATTCGAGCCGCAAAACGACGACTACATGATTTTTGACGCTACATTCCACGGCAATCCAATAACGGGCGTAGCAGATCGTCTATATTTTGACGAGAACGGACAGGCGCGGAAGGTAAAGTGGTTTGAGGAAGTTGTGCTGGATGGGAGTTTGCCGTGGGTATTTCATGCAGACAATGTGGGTTCAAAGCAAGTAAAAATAGACAACTTCTTTACCAACGGTTATCCAATTTCACAAATAGGTGTGAAATACGACGGAAAGATAATTAACAGTCAAGCAACAAGTATAACATCGGCAGACCTTATTTATCACAATCCAAATGATACTAATGCGCTGAAAACATTCTATATCTCCATCGCAGACACAGACAGCGGTTGGGGTGATGCATGGATAGGAGATACCCAAACAAAAGCAAATAATCCCAAATTGACAAGGGATGCTACGGCTTCTGACTTGATAAAAGCACTTTTTAATGGCTGGAAATGGGTAAGTGATGCTACTTACATGTGGAGAAGTATCTATGACAGTTCGATAGGTTCTAATGATGTGGATTATGTAATTAGTAATTACTCAAAACCTACACACACACCGTACCGCCTACTCTACCAACTAGCCCAACCTGTTGAAATCTCTGTAACGTCCGAAGGGGAAATTTCCTTATTCGAAGGGGATAATTTGCTTGAAGTTGGTACGGGGATTGTGCGGAGGGAAGTTGTCGTTCCTCAATTCAATTCATATGGTAGTGGTTATTATGAGATAAACAACACAAACTATCCAGCTTCATTGTTTAAAAACAGAGCAAGTAAAATTTTAAGTGTATACAAAGGTACAGGAAAAGATATTACATGGGGTTATTCTAGTGATTCGGTGGCTTACGGTACTGAACGTTCATGGGTAAAAGCTTCAGACTACGACCCAGCCTCCGCCTACAGCGTTACCTATCTCGTATTAGACCGCTACCTCTACACCGCACCGCTTATCGATATACAAGCGGAATACCGTACCAAGTTGGCCGGAGTGGTGGCGGAAAACTCAAAGGATATAGCGGATTTATCAACGCGGGTTAGTGTAGTAGAAACGCAGTATGCGCGGAAGCAGCAGAGGCCATGGATTGCTCCGGTGTTGTTGAATGGATGGGTTAATTTTGGCACAGGATGGAATCCTGTAGGTTACTTTAAGGACGAATTAGGGTTTGTTCATTTGCGCGGCGCTATAAAAAGTGGCTCAACCGCTATGGATTCCATTATTCTTGTACTACCGGAAGGATGCAGACCTGCAAACGAAACGATTTTTCCTGTTATCACAGATGCCGGAAGCGGTAATACCATTGGGCGAGTCGATGTAACGGCGGCAGGCAATTTGCTGTTTAAATCAGGCGGTAACACTTATTTAGCTTTAGATAGCATCACTTTCCGCGCAGAACAGTAAAGGAGGTAACGTATGCAAAGAATATTCTTGTTAGACGATGCAGGAGCTTATATCGGGGATGGATTTCTTTTAAACGGTATCGTATACGCGGACTATGACTGCAAGCAACCCTTAGAAAATCCAAAGTATACCGATAAAGAAATACCGGAAGGGCTTTTTTCACCAAAACAAGACGAAGAAACCGGAGAATGGACGGAAGGACTAGCGACGGAAGAAATTGCCGAGCGTATGAAGCTGCAGCCAGTTCCTCCGGATCCAAGAGACGAAAAGATAGCTGAACTTGAGCGCCAGAACATCGAAACGATGCTAGCGCTCACTTCTGTTTATGAGGAAAATTTGCAAATCAAAGCTTCCAATCAAGAACTTACACAGCAAAACATCGAGACAATGCTTGCTTTAACAGACGTATATGAGCAATTACTTGCATTACAACAAGGAGGTGGAGCATAAATGGCTATTATTTATTACCGTCTTATCTTAGTTGGAGAAAAAACGATTGACCAGGTACCAGCTCATCTTCGAGAAGAAGTGCAGGCGATGCTGGATGCGAACGCTGCTAATTAATCTTCTTCTTAGACTGATTAAGGGAGGTGATATCATGGCAACGATTTACGTAACGCTAATTGTGAAAGGCTACAAAACATACCAACAAGTACCGGACATTTTGAAGACAGAAGTAAAAAACCAGTTAGAAGCTCTTGAGCTTGGAGAACTAGCTCGATAACAAACGTCTTTTCTGAAATAAGAGAAGGCGTTTTTATTTTGGGAGTCCATAGTGGCTCCCTTCATTTTTGCCCAGAAGGGCGGTGAGGAGGAATGTAAGTGGATGAAATGACTATTTTGAAACAAGTGTTGACACAAGGGCCGTTTGCGGCTCTTTTTGTTTGGCTATTATGGTCAACAAAAAAAGAAGCACGGGAACGCGAACAAAAGCTGATGGAACATATCGATAAGATGTCCGTTCAGTTTGAAAAGAATACAGCAGCATTACAACAAATCGAGCGCAGTCTATCTGGAATTGAAAAAGAGATGGAAGATATGCGCGATCGAATGAGAAGTGCGTAGCTTTATGAAGCGGATTACATTCAGTAACTGTTTAGTAGAGGCGCTGAAGGCATGGATGAAATCGCCACGTCATGTCAAAGTGCTTCGGTTTCATCCGTGGTCTGTGATTTGGAGAGAAAAACGTTTGCCCCACTTTTTCTGGTATCACAGCCTAGATAACAAATATTACGACTTTACCTGTATGTACGATGATGAGCCGTTTATAAGGCAGTTTTGGTTTCGGGGGTATGTGCGTGAATTTCCAAAGAAATTTGTAAGACAGTATCAGAAAGAAAGGGTGTAGGAAATGAGCAAAATCGTAGTGATTGGGGCAGGGCACGGGCTTCCAGACCCGGGAGCTTGCGGAATCGTTCAGGAATATAAAGTTGTACTTCAACTTGCACAACTGGTAGAAGCGGTACTAAAGCGGCACGGTGTAAAAACAGTCATGCTCCGAACAGGAGAACGTTCACTGTCCAACGCGACTGATTTGAAGCAGAACAAACGTGAGGACCTGGAGCGCCGGGTCGCGATCAGCAATCAATCATGCGCGGACTTCCACGTGGAGCTGCATATGAATGCTGGTGGTGGTACCGGCTATGAAACATTGTGCTACAGCGAGAATGAGCAGATTCGGACGCTGCACAATTCGGTGATGCAGTACTTGCGCTCGTATGGTATTCGTGACCGTGGCATCAAGATTCGGAAAGATGTGCGCGTGCTGCAAGCGAAAGCGAAAGCAGCGTTGCTGGAATGTCTGTTTGTAGACCACCCGAGCGATGCGGCATATATGAAAGACTTGGCGTTTCTGTCCGGCTTGGCCGAAGCGATTGGACAAGGTGTACTCGTAGCGATCGGCGTAGCATACGTGCCAGCAAAGAAGCCGACACCGACTATTCAAAAGGAGGAACCTCGAATGAAACAAGCGGATGCTGAAAAAGTGATTGTCTACTTGCAAGCGGCATGGAAAGCAGCTACCTGCGAGGATGAGAAGAAAGAGATTGGGCGCCTGGCGGATGAAGTACGCGCGGCAGCCGGCTTAAAGAAGGTGAACGGCTAATGAGAGAGCGATTGAAGGACCCGTTTCTTTGGGCAGGCTTTGGTGGATTGACTTACCAGGTATTGAATGCGCGCGGCATTGTCGTCCCTCCGGACCTCTGGGATTTAGGATTGGACTTGTTGAGCTACGCCTGCATTGGCGTGGGTGTAGTATCCGGCTATCGTGGAAAGCAAAACCCACCGGCTTAGGCGAGGCCACTGAAAATCTGCCGATTTTAAAG